AATGGCTGAAACATATTCTCCAAATAGTGGTATGAAGGCTGCAGCACGTCGTGCCTTAAGATGGAAAGAAGAAGGCAAGGCTACTGGTGCTGGAACTCCTGTTGGTTGGGGAAGGGCTACAGACATAGTAAATGGCGCATCTATGTCTCTTGATACTGTTAAAAGAATGTACTCTTTCTTTTCACGTCATGAAGTAGATAAAAAAGGAAAAGACTTTTATAACACAAGCAATCCATCTAATGGAAGAATTATGTGGGATGCTTGGGGTGGTGACGCAGGGTTCTCATGGAGTCGTGCAATAGTTAACAGAGAAAAAAATAAAGCAGAAAAAGCATGGGTAGGAAGCGCATTTAGTTTCAGAAAGGGGTAGGGGACAGTGGAAGATTTAACAATAGAAGAAGTTAAGCAATTAGTTAATTTCTATAAGCAAAAGTCATCAGATCTAGAGTTTCAGGTTCTTCAATTACAGATTAAGTTAAATAAACTTATTTCTCTTTATGCACCAACAACTCAAGCAACAAAAACAGTTGTTGATAAAAAAGAAAAATCTTAATAATTAGGAAAGCATGGAATATTTATTAGTTGTTGTGTTGACAACTGCTTCTACATGGTTTATACTTAAGATATCAAGCAAAAAGGGTATGAAAATTTTTAAAAAAATAGTATATAGGCAAAGCCATATATATGAAATGGTTAAAGATGTTATACCTAAAGAAATGTTTGAAAAGCCTAAAATGATTAGACAGTCACAAAAGCATATTCAAAAAAATATGTTAAAGGTTGTTATCACAGAAGGTAAAGCATATTGGACAGTAGACAATGTTTTTTATACTGCTAATGCCATAAATGGCAGGGTAGATGAAAGCACTATTGAGCCATTAGACATACATAATATGTCAAAGAAAGAATTAACAAAGATGATGGACATCTTAGATGATTTAAGAAAAGGGATGCAATAAAATGATTGTGGCAGTGCAGGGGACATCTGAGTTTAACGACTACAATATATTTCTTCGTGCCATGAGTGTTGCCTTGTCTGGAATGAAACAGGATGATAAAGAATTTATTATTTATTCTGTAGGCCCAGCAAAAATTAATAACTTTGTTTCAGAGTTTTCTAATTTATCTGAGCGTGGTATGAAGGCTAGAGGAAAAAAAATTAAATTTTATAATACAGCACCTTCGTGGCTTGATACAAATATGGATCAGGTAAACTATTTTGCTTTTTTAAGTAAGCCAAATGAATCAAAGTCTAGACTAGTTTCTAGTGCTGAATCAAAAAATATTGAAGTGGGGATTTTTAGGTACTAATATGCCAGAACTTAATGCAAACATTCCGCCTATTGAGTGTTACGTTAGAGGAAACTTTTTACGTAATCAAGAAGATAGCCATGATAAGTATTTTCCTTGTGTAATATTTGGAGTTTCAACTATTCAAAATAGAAGCCCACTGTTTCATTTTTTAATGGAAGATGGTGGCATCTGGTGGAGAATGCCAATCAATGCCTTTTGTACAAAACCAGGGGTTCCTGAAGAAGATATTCACAACTTAGTTTTATGGAATTCTTTTAGTCCTTATGTTTCAGTAACAAAATTTGCTAATCTTGCAAACATGAAGATGTCATACATTGATCGTACTAAAACAAAGATTAATGGAAAGTATTTATTTACCTTGGATTGGCATAATCCTGAGTCTAACATTCTTGATCATGGATATTCAGAAAGTCCTGGTCAACACAAGTGTGGTCATGTTATTGTAAGAGATGATGGAAACTTTGCAGTACAGCCTAACAATAGAGTGTTATTGTTTGAGCCTTCCTTCACAACTAAATATGGAAAAATGGTAATTGATAGATTAATCAATGAGCGTCAGTGGGACGTTGAAGATAGTCCAAAGTGGACTTTAGAAGATAGCAATAGATATCACTATGATATCGGACTAGGGGAGCAAAAATGATTATTAGAAGTTTAAATACAATGGATAAAATTGTAAACAAAAACAATAATCTTATTTGGGATGGCTGGGATGTTGTTGATTTAAAAGAATCAGACATGGCAAAAACATCGGTAAATGGAATTAGAGTAAAAGACAAGTGGTACTTACATAAAATATACAAGCCAGGTCGCAATGGTTGGGATATTCCAAATAAGTATAGGGAGTAACCTTGAAGCAGCATTTATGGAAAGATGAGGCTGCTTGTTTAGGTCTTGAAACAAATTTATACTTTGATAAGTATGAGGATGAAGAGGGAATTAGACAAAACGTTGATGCACTTTGTAGACAGTGCCCCGTTAAAAAAACATGTTTTGCTAACGGAGTATCTGGAAAAGAGTGGGGAGTTTGGGGAGGTGTTTACCTTGAAACTGGAGAAATTTCAAGAGAATTTAATAAACATAAATCTAAACAAGACTGGTCAAACACTTGGCAGTCTCTAACAATGGAATGATATGTATACAAACGAGATGCGTAGAGCAGTTCATTCAATACAAGTACCTAAAAATTTTAGCGTTGACATAATAGATAATGATCATTTTTTAACTATTAAGTTAGACGAATATAAGTTTTTTTAAATATGGTACATGATGAAAAAATAGCAGCACTACAATATGTAGTAAAGTTAAAAAATGCATTAGAAAGTAATGGAGCAGTAGTATTAGTAACCAGAGAGGCAATAAAATGATTAAAAATGTTATAAATTATTTTATTTGTAAAATTAAAGAACATAATTTGGTTGATGCTGGATCGTGTCCATTTACTGGCAAAAACTATATAGCATGTTTAAGATGTGGAGGATTACAAACAAAATGAAAAAAGGAATAGTAGTCTTGATCGTGGCTGGAATATCTATGCTTGTTGCACTTAGTTTATTTTTTGCCTCAAACCTTAGCAAACTGGCTGATTTAGACGTATTTGATATTGAAGATGACGACTTTTAATATAGAGATTGGTATAGTACAATAGATAGTATGGAAACTATGGTTTTAATATTTTTGGGTACCCTGGCTTTATCCTTTGCAATAGCCTATCTGTCTATATTTTCTAAACTTAAAAAAACACAATTTTTATTAGCAGAGTTATACTTAAAAAACTCTGCACTTGAAGAGTTGTTTTTAAAAACAAAACTAAATGATAATGACTCTGTAGAAGACATTCATAAAGAAAATTTTATAAAGTTTTTATCTGATTCAAGAGATTGGGCATTCTATACTAACAGGTTTTGGATGCGGTGTTGTGTTCGCAGCATTCAAATTGCCAGTTCCAGCACCACCAGTTTTTGCGGGAGTCGCAGGAATTATTGGTCTATGGATTGGCTTTACAACAATAACACGAATTATATCCTAGGAGGAATAATGAATAACATACTAAACGAAAAAACAAAAGCAATGCTAGCATCATACGGACGATCAGTTCTTGGTTCAGTAATTGCACTTTACATGGCTGGCGTAACAGATCCTAAAGATCTTTGGGCTGCACTAGTTGCTGCACTTGCACCAGTTGCATTGAGAGCACTCAACCCTAATGACAAGGCGTTTGGCGTACTGCCAGATACTGGTGCTGTTTCAGATGCACTTAGCAAGATTGTACCTGCTAAGAAGGCTCCAGCAAAGAAGAAGGCTGCTGCTAAAAAGAAGTAGTTAGTTAATTAGGAAGGGCGAATTTACTAAAAATAAGTTCGCCTTTCTTAATTTTTATAATGGGGATATATGGACTTTGTATACATATGTAAAGACGGAGATAATGATGAGTTAAAGTACTCAATTAGATCTGTTGTTGCAAGTTTCCCTGAAGCAAATATCTGGGTTGTTGGTGGAAAACCAGAGTGGTATGTTGGAAACTACATAAAAGTTCCTCAAAACCTAACAAAATATAAGAATGCATTTTATAATTTAAAAAGCATTACAGAGTCAAATGAAATATCTGAATCATTTGTTTTAATGAATGATGATTTTTATATTATAAAAAAGATAAACAATATAGATAACTATCATGGTGGATCTCTTTTAGAAAAAATAAATCTATATCAAAAAATAAATTCAAATTCTGGGTATACAAGAAAACTTTTAGCAACATATAAGAAAGTTATTTCTTTAGGAATTGAAGATGCTTTAGACTATGAACTGCATGTTCCAATGATAATGGAAAAAGAAAAACTAAAAGAAGTGTTAAAAAACCAAGACCAATTTTTATGGAGATCCGTTTATGGAAACCTGTTTAATGTTGGAGGAAAAGAAATGGAAGATGTAAAAGTCTATACAAAAGGTCCATTAGTTTTAAAGTCATACAACCTGAAAAAAGAAGATCATATATATCTTTCTAGTGCAGATACATCATTTGATTTAATCTTAAACAGTATACTTAAGAAACAATTTACATCAAAAACTAAATATGAGAAATAATCTCTAAGTATTTATCAACAAGATTTTCTGGATTAAAGTTATCATTGCCTATTTGATAGGCCTTTTCTTTGTATTCATTTTTATTTTTATTGTTTACATACTCGTCAATCTGATTTGCTAGTTTTTCTTTGTTTGCTTCAAACAATTCAATCCTAACCTTTGTTCTAAATAAACTAATTAATGATGTTTCAACTAACCATTCTTTTGGTAAAATATAATTATTAGGAGATATATCAGTCATGAAAACTGGAAGGGCACTCATAAGAGCCTCATTCATAGGCAAACAAAGACCTGCATAACGTCTAGGAAGCACCATAGCGTCTGAAAAAATTGATGGATTTGTTGGTGGTGGTAAATGAATTACATTTGATTGTTTACCAAAAAGTTTTTTAACATGATCAATATGCCAAACGCTTGGAGATAGAAGAACATCTGGAAGAGCAAGGTTTGGTGATGCAAGATTACCAAAGAGTTCATAGTTATACTGAAGGATGGTTTTTACTCCATACCTTTTAGCATATTTTACAAAGTTTTGATCATAAAATGTTTCACAACTAATAACAATATCAACTTCTCTTAAAAATAATTTTATTTGTTGTAGGGTTGGAAATCCAGTTGACTTTATACAGTCATAATCTTTATACCATTCTGGGTGTTGTTTATTTTTATTAAAAGGTGTTGAATCTATTAGCAATATCTTTGTTGGTTTTAACATATCAACAAGTTCTTTTGTTTGATTTCCAAGTCCAGTATTGTCGGATCTAGCAATAATTCCTAGTCTCATTTTTTATTAAACCAAACATCATCATCTGAAGTATATTTTCTTCCACCTTCACGACCATCTAAGTGGTAAGATCGTTTAATGTTTCCTTCTGGATGATATATCCAAAGTTTGTGTTTATTCCATCCATCTTTATTAAAATTATCATAGGGAGAAATTTCATCCTGTATTCTTCCATGAGTTTTATCTTCAATAAAAGTTTTATCTTCCAGTGGTGGGAGAATTACTTCTCTGTAGTATGAAACCTTACTAAGGTGTGGTCTTTGGCTCCACTGAGATGTTCTCATAAAAATATCTTCAAGACCAAACATTAAGTGGTTATGCGACTCTGGTATAAACGCTTCATGATGAAAACGAATTGTATTTGCTTTTTCATTCCCAATCATGTCAAAACATTTTTGCCAATCAATTTCTACGTCTGGAGTGAGTGGTGCATCACCTTCAACATAAAGTAATGCAGATGTTTGGATATCATCAATAGTCTTACGCATCATTGTGGTTTGGTGACTATGGTTATCAAATACTACTGGAAGTACATTTTTATATTCATGCAAACATTTCCAAAGAATTCTATTTTTATATTCATTATAGTCTGTTTCACGATCCATTTGTTCTTGTCGTAATCCGTCAATTTGCATAATGATTTCATTTTTTGGAAAGTGAACCCTAATAGATTTAATAGTCTCATCAATAATATATGTTTGTGGATGACTTGGCAAAACGGATGTTGCTAAAATAATTGTTACATCATTTTTATTCATTAATCTGCCTCATTAGTTTTATTCCAAGATCTCTTTTATATTTCATCCACCAGCATACCACCTTATGCATATTGTGAGGGTACTGATTTAATAGTTCAGGAACCAAGAAACGTAAATCAGCCCAATTAGAAACAAGGCTTACAGGCATTTCATTTCCAAATATAATATTATAAAAATCAATAGAGTCACCCTTTGAATTAATTTTATCTCCAATGGGAAGGCACAACATTTCTATAGCCTCAAAAAATCTGAACGTATCTATTGTTACCGCACCAGAAGGGGCTGGAGCAATCCTAGCGCTAGCAAGGTTACGATAGTAGTCTATTGGTTGATCGCCCTGTGCAAAGCCTTCTGTAGGCTTATAAAGGGTATTTGGCATTGTTTGTATAGCCTTTGACAACTGCTGTCTTCTTGAATGTGTTATTTGACCACCAAAATATAAATCATAATTCTTAATAGGATAATCTGGAATAAACTTCTTTAAATGTTGGGGGACTCCAATAGGTAGTTTATTATATTGTTTATTATTTTCATTAAAATATTGAACCCATATTTCAGCATTAGGGTGATTGATTTTACTTATATCAAACTTACTTTCTTCATCACCAGTAATAAAAAGAACAACCCTTGAAAGGTTTTGTATTTCTTTATTGACATTTTCTTCATAGCCAAGGTTTTGAGGTCCAGGAACTACAACAAAGCCACGATCTTTTCTAGGAATAGATGTTGCTTTTATCTGATCTATTTCATACTTGTCAAATACTTCTTTTAATAAACCATAATCCCATTTGTCAGAAGCACAATCTTCTTGATTAAAAGAGTATAGGTATGCATTTATCAACTTAATAATCTCCAAAGTTTTTCTTCTACAATAAGTTTTTCAATAAGATTATCATCTATTTGAGATTTATATTTTCTAACAGCATTTATTTTATTCTTAGTAAAATTTATTTTAATTTCTTCTATTTTATTTTTTGATTTAAACTTATTTATTCTATTTTCATAAAGTTCAGGATATAAGATTCTATATGGAAGTTCAGCATATATAAAATATTTTTTATTATATAAATCCATTATTTCAAAAAGTTTATCAGACAAAAATATATGATCTGGATGATGAATTCCTAATGGAATATATATGTTATCAAAATTATTAATTGTTGATTTTATCCAAGCAACCAGTAGGTGCTCGTCTTGTTTTCCATAAACATCATCTAATAAATCATTATTAATTATTTTTGCACCAACAAGTTCACAGGCTTCTTGGTGTTCTTTTCTTAATATTGTATGTTTTTTATATCCAGCAGTATCTGTTGGCACACCAGCAAATGCAGAGGCTATAGTAAAAGAGTTATCATTAATAATATAGTCACCTAAAGAAAATATTGCATCGTCAGTATGTGGAGAAAAGATCAAATTATTCATAAAACAAATGAACCTCATGTTGATAGTCAAGCAAGGTTTCTTTATACCCCAACGCTTTAATCCAATATCTTACCTCAGACAAATACTCACCAAACTGGTGAAACATAAACTCTGGGTGCCCAGATAGCCAAATCTTTGGCTT